TGTGCCTTAATCTTAAGCTCTTCAGCCTTGAGTTGAGACTCCACCTGCTTGGCTTGTTCTTCTGGGGAAGGACCTTGTTGTTGTGGTAAAGGCGCGTCACCCGGGTCAGTTATAAAGTCGTTAACGTTACGCATACCCATGGCACGTATCTGTTCCGCTACTAAGTTATAAATATTCTTAGGTTTAAGCATCATACCTGCTGCTGGGTGTTGAGCAATCATTTGTATTGTCTGGCTAAGTCTAGTCAAGTTTATTAGGTTCATCTCTTTATTACCGAATCCTAAACCTACCTGTGCAGTACAGTCCATCTTCTCTTTCCAGTCAGATGGGTAAAGAGTAGTCCACTTATTGTTTAACCTAATAAGTTTCTCTGGCTTCTCGTACTTCTGTACCAACTGATATACAGACATAGCTAAGTCTTTCATACCGGTCTCTGCAAAGACACGAGCAATAAGCTCAATCTTCTGTTGTGCAGCAGACATTACTTGAGACACTCCACTAGCTGTTTGGTGGGACTTAAGAGCACCCTCACTAAGTCCCATACTGTTCTTACTGACTCCTGTTCGTTCCTCACGGATACTGTCTAGGTAACCCAACATATTAAATGAATTAGCGTCTAGCTGTGGTGTTTGTAGAGGAGTAACAGCACCCGGTGTACGTACTCTTACAATACCACCCGGTCTAGAAGTCATTAGGTCATCTAAGTTAGCTTGACCCTCTACTACTTGATAGCGTCCGTTATTTGTTAGGTACATATTATCTAACAAGTTACGCATTAATGTTGTCTTGATAAGTTGAAGGTCAGAGATTATGTCATAGACACTCAGACCATAGAACTTATGAGGCATTGGGATAGGTGTAAGAGAGGAGAAGGGAACACTATCCACAGCCTCATTGTCTAAAATCTCATCTCCGACCTTCGTTATTTTCCTTAACTCATCTATACCGTCATTATCAAAGTCTACTCTAATGTAACATTCAGTAATCCATAATCCATCGTCAATACTACCACTTGGGTTTACAGAGTGCTGTTCGTGCTGGAACCTCGCTAGACGTTCTTGCTTATAATCTGCTTCGTCATTACTGAACGCGCTCTCGATTATCTTCTTAGAGTAACCTTGCTGTAGTAACTCGGACTTTGTGCGCTTAACTCTGTGCGCTACAAACCTAGCTTCCTTTATAGACTTGGCGTATTTATTTATTAAGAATTCTTCTGGAGGAACGTTCTCAATTCTTACTTGACCTTCCTCGTATGTTCTTTTAACTACAACATCGTGTAGTTCTGGTTGAGGTGTAACTGATAGTAACTCTTCTTCTGATGTACCTTCTGGTATTCCACCTGTAACCGTATGTTCTTTTACCTCTACGTTATCGTCCAACAGCAAAGCCGTGAACTCTTCTTCCGTAAGGTTCTTATATTCTTCTCTTATTACTTCAGAGGTATCGTCCCAGTAGTGCTTAACAATGCCGTTCTTCTGTAGTAACGCGTCCTTAAACCAGCTGTATATTATAGAGAACCCAGGGTTCTGCCTCATTATGACATAGTTAGTGTAGTCAGTTGCCTGTTCTGCCATCTCTACATCTTCTGGGCCTTGAGGTTCAAACTTAACAATCTTATCACCACCCGTGAATATCTTCATCAGGCTTGGCATAATCCATTCGATTACATCTGCGACATCTCTAGTAACAATCTGGCTACGGCCTTCTTGTTCGTTACCGTATTTCTTACCGTAGTATCTATCGAGAGCGTCCGAGCGTTGTTGAGTTAGCTTACCGTCCCCATAACCAAGAGAGCCTTGTATCTCCTGTTCTAGGTGAGCACTAAGCTCTCTATTGGTCATTTTCTTCATAAACTATTTTCTTTTATTAATAGGGTATTTGCTTTCTTTAGGTACAGCCTTGACAATTTCTTTCAAGTCTTTAATCTCTTCAAGTATTTCCATAATTCTATCTTCTAACCATCGTGGGTTCATATTATCTTCTCCGTTATACAATCCAACTTAAATTCTGCTTGGGTAGTTCCTTTCCCCAAACACTGTCGCTACCGGTAAATACTATGTCTGTTATAGCCAAGTATCTAAAGGCATCGCTGGCGTGAGAAGTCCAGTCGTGTACTGGCTTCTGACTCCAAACCTTCTTCTTGTCATTATAAGAACTTCGGTACTGTAGTAACGCCTCAAGTCCTTTTTTAGTTTTATTTTCATCAAACCAACACTTATATAGGTATGTTCTAGTAGTTTCTATACCGTCCATAATACCTAACTTAGGTGCTACTTGAAAGTCAATACCTAAACTAAAAGCTAGGTCCTTACGTGACTTTCCGGTACTAAATTCTCGTACCACAATGTCGTGTGGTGCAACGTGTGCGCCGTACCTATAACCTTTTCTATTTAGCACGTCTATATAATGTGGTAAGCCTTCGTTGGAGTTTTCGTAGTAATCAATTATATTTACTGCTTTACCATCAAACTGTGCAAACCAAATAGAGGTACTGTCAGCTACACCTAGGTCCCAACTTGTTACTACCTGCTTAGACGGGTCGTAAGGTACTTTACCAATTCTTTCATCTTCGTGAGCGGTTTCAATCTCTTTAGCATAATAAGCCCCTCTAAGAGCAGCGGACCAAGAACATTCGTACTCTTGTTCAAATTCTGTATCAGCCATGTCTTGCTTTGCAAGCATAAGTTCTTCATCGTCTAATATTCCTGTTTCACTAGCTTTGAATAGAAACCTGTTCCATCCTTTCTTGTCCGGTGCTGAGTGATATAAATCATAAAATTCGTTCTTTCCTTGGGGTGTACCAATAAATACAGCCCATCCTTTTCTGTCGCTGAGTGCTGGACGGATAACCTCAGAGTACATCTTAGGGTTCATTTGGGCATACTCATCTAGCACGACTCCATCTAGATAAATTCCCCTTAGAGTATCTGGATTATCAGCCCCGTATAACTGTATTCGTGCGGACATAAAGTCAGCTCTTAACTCAGCCTCATTAAACTTAATACCGGGAAAGTCTATCAACAGACGCTTTAGTTCGTCCCACGCTACCGTCTTGGCTTGCTTAAATAGCGGTGCTATATATGCGTACCTCGGTGCTTTCTTGCCCGTTTGTAAGTCCTTTGATGCGGACTTAATCATATGGTTAATAGCCCATACTGTCTTACCAAACCTACGGTGACAGACCACTACACTAAATCTATCTACTGTATCGTGTAAGTGTTTCTGTAGTTCCCGTGGTGTATATGGTATTACAATAGGCTTACGTTTTGCCTGTCCCTCTTCCACTCTTTGTTCCCATATTAGTGTTTAGTTACCAATACCCTTCTGTTCGCGTCTGCAATATCTTCTTCATCCTCAGCCCACTGTATATCGAATGTCTTGTCCTCTATTACTATGTGGTGCTTAGGAGACCATCCTGCTTGTGTCTTGAGCCAGAATGTGGTCATACTTGGGCTTTCACCGCTGATAGCCATTTCATAAGCTACACCAGCAACCCGAGCTGTACGTTTTTCTCTACCTATCGATAGGTTATGCTTGTAATACTTTGTAAGGGTTCTGTTACTAATACCCATAATCTTAGCAATAGTATGCTGGTCTAGACCAATACATACCATCTCTTCTACCTTCGAGTAATCATCGTCAATAGGCCTATACTTCTTACCTTTTGTGACTCTGGATTGTTTACCGTCAGCCTTACGAGCACCTGTGTCTACTCCTGAGGGTGTACCTATCTTACGTTCAATCTTAATCACAGCATCTGCTGGGGCAATGCCTGTAGCAGCAGCAACAGCGTAACGAGCCTCTTCTTCGAGGTCCTTTTCTATTTGCTTAATCTCGTCTGCGGAGTCAATCTTTATTAATCCTTTATTAGGCATTTTAAATAATCCTATAAGTTATAGCTATACCAATTAGCAGCATTATACCATAAAATATATTGATTGTCAAGCATTATCCTAGGTATATTTTAAAAAAAATAAAATTTTATACAAAGGTCCCGTTCTATATATAAAAATAAAAAGATAAAGGGGTGGGTACCCCACGATATATGCGCGGAAATGCGAATGATTCTCATTTGCGTTTGCGAATGACTCTCATCTGGGCATATCCGCGGGGCCAAATGCGAATGATAAGCATTTGAGAATAGCGCGGGAATTCTTAGGTATCAGACCAAGAAACCACACAGTTCATAGGGTTATTTATTCGAATTACTTTAGAGGTGCCGCGTTGTGTCTAAAGTTA